TTTAGCATCTTTTGCATAATACTTTGCAGGCTCAGTTCCCTTACTCTTTTTAATATCAGGGTCTTGTTTAACTTCTCTAAGTCTAGGTTCTCTGCGATTTAAAGATGGGTCTTCGTTCTTGAGATTACTAGGATCATTGTTCATAGGATTATTATCCTTATGTCCTACATCCATTCCTTGTATCGCTTTATCACCCATGACCCTACGAGCTTGGTTTCTAGAGGAACGTCTTGCAATCTGTTCTGGTGTACCTTGATAGTTTGCATACTCTTTCTTATAGTCTCTCTCTACAATATCATGTAACCATGCCTTGTGTACTTTACCTGTATTGTCATTGAATGCAACATAGTTTGTACCTTTACGAATAATTCTACCTTCAACACCATTAGCCTCTACTAAGTCACCAACATTCCAAAGTTTACCTGTAAGATACATATCTCTGAGTGTTTCAAAATCATTCATCTCACCCATTTCTCGTTCTTCACGAATACCCATATTTTTACGAACATCATTATAAAGTTTTTGTGCATCTCCAAAACCAGATGGCAGTCCTGTTTTAAACGAATCAAAATCACCAGATGATGCAGCAGCTCTCATTTTGGATGCAGACATTCCAGTTACACCTTCTGCGTCTGGATCACGTTCACCTGCAGAAACAACTTCTATGTTATCAAAACCATAATATCCATGTCTAGCCTCAACACCATTATACTTATTAAGAAGTTTTTCAAACTCTGAAACTCTATCTGAACCGACAACCATTACAATAGATTTGTGACCCTTTTTGTGTAAGGATACTGCTATTTCGATTGCATTTCGTTCTTTACCAGCAATAATATTACTTTTATATTTTGGGAACATTTTCCTCATATATGCAGTTTTTAGCGCATGAGGTAATGGGTCTTTCTTTGGATTTTGTGAGTGTGATGGGTACACATACATCATAGAACCAGCATTCTTAGATTGCTGTTTAGCAAGTGCATCTATAAGTTTTTCGTGTCCTGTAGTTGGTGGATTAAATCTACCAAAAGTAAATACTGCTGTATCTCCACGAGCCTCTAAAATATCTTTAAAATTTTTCATTTATCCCATGCCTTTACTGCGGTGAAGTTATTAAAAGAAAACTCCATTCTGTCTACTAATTTAACAGCACCACCACTTACTCTATCAATAGCAACATAACCTTCTGGATTAGTTACTTTAAACCCATTTGCGGTCTTGATAAACGTATCTGTCAAGCCTTTTACACTATTTAGTTTATTTACAATTTGTGATTTTGCATCAACTAGATAGTTTTGAAAAGTAATAATTTGTGTTAAATTATTAATATGTTTACTCACTTCTCTTACATATTCTTTTTGGATGTTAGTGTACTTCTGTTTACCCTTATCACTCTTTGCTTTATCAATTTGTTTTTGAATTGACATTTCGATCCACTTTACATACCCCTGTGCATGTTGTTTTGGATTTTTAATAATTTCTCCAGCACGAACTTTACTATTATTATATGTTTTAAGTGAAGCACCAGCCAATGCCCCTGTCATACTGTCTTGTAGGTTCAAAAATTTCTTTAACATAGTTGAATTAATTTTATTAAAAGTAGACCCTGTGGCGGACAGTGCTGCAGTAACTTTTTGAGTTTCTTTTTCAGTCATTGTAGCTCTACCAGATACATCCTTATATGTGGCATCATCCATCCACACAGATGAAGGTTTTTTAAGTCCTTTAATATCTGCACCAAAAGAGGCCGTCATTGATTGTAACTCTTTACCTGTATACGTTGTGTGCCAAACAATACCAACTTTTGCTTTCTTTATCATATTACCCATGTCACTATCAATAGGAACAGCATACACAATAGTGTTGGGTTGAAATGTATAGTATGAAACACCATCAATCTTTGTTGTTTCAATATCGTCATCTGTAAACATAAGGTCGCCTTGCAAGACTTCTTGAATACCTAATTTAGAAAATTCTCTAAGAGCAACTTTAAATTTTGAATTTAGTGTTCCAGATAGATCATCATCAATTTCTTGTACAGATTTATATAGTTTAGGATTAACATTAAATACTGATTTCTTTGCAACAAAGAATTTACCATCTGATGGATCAATACCAGCAAATATCGCAGGAGCGCCATCCCATTTAACAGTCATATTAATTGAAGACCTAGAAGAACCAGCAAGCATATCTCTTAATGAACGTAAGAAGTTAATTGCAGCTCTACCACCATCAACTCCATAGTTGAGGATTTCATCTTCTAAATGTTCTAGGTGTAAGTTCTTACCACCTTTATCTTCGTTTAGCTGTGAAAATTTTATCATCTTTTTAATAACTCTTTAAACTCTTTTGTTGGTGTTGCTAGAAAGTTAGGTGCCGCTCTGAAGTTTCCCTTATATCTTAAAGCAATATCACTAATTGGTGTAGAACCAACATATAACTGAAAAAACAATTGAGCTGCAGTAGAACCTTTTTCATAGGCCTGAGTTTTTTTTGGGTCTAGTACCATTTTTACTTTACCAGTACTATATAATTTGTCAAGGGCTCCAACCATAGTATCCACGCTTTTATATTCACCAGCTTCAATTACTGGGCCTTTTACTAATTGTCTACCCACTCCAGTAACAAGAGCAAAATCAAAATTCATTTTCTTCAAATCTTGTAAATCCATCTTAAAAATAAGCTGAAGTAATTGATTTCCAAATAGATCAGAATTTTTGATAATGACATCAGCTAATGGTCTAAACCAAGTTCTAGATTTTTTCAATTGATAATTTACAAGATCATTTGGTATTCTTTGTACAAATTTTTGCCAATTGCTAGTATTGATACCTTGACCTTTACTACCAAGTTCTTTTATCATATCTGCATCAAGCCAAGGATTTCCATCTTTATCCATAGAAATTTTTGGTTTTCTTCTTTGAAAAATTAAAGCAGTTCTTATAAGACGAACGTAAAATTCTCCTGCTGCTTGATCCAATTCTTTACGAACACTGTCAAACTCTGGGCCCTGTATCATAGTAGAGAACCCTTTATTAATTAAAGTTGGGTCTGCAGTCGTAGCAGAAGCTTTTTTCTTTAAAGATACTCCAAGAAATCCACCACCCCTTTTAATTATAAAATCAGACGCATTATAATCCTTCATTCCATATTTTGTTATCTGAAACTGTTTTACATCATCATCCCAAGCTTTACCTGTAAGATAAACTTTATCTGCTCCACCACCATAATTTTTGTTTATTGAATTAGCAGCAGAAATTGCTTGACACAAGTTACCATAATCTTTTTCTAATGATTCAACCTCTAAACTTGTAAACCCGATAATTTTGCCAGATTTAGTAATTTGTTTGACTTGTTCAATTAATGCATCAAGTTCATCAACTGTTGTAACCTCTGGTATACTTGACAATGTACAAAGTGCTGCTGTCATAAGTTCATTTGGATCAGCTTTTGCACCTCCACCACGTTTACCATCTGGCCGTGTTTGTACATATATGTCTCTATCCATATCTTTATGTTTGAATAGGAAATCTTTTTTTGCTCTTGTTGATGAAGGTTTTTTTAATTCTAAATCTGTATCTTTGGCAATAACTTCATTTGCCATAGTAGTAAATGCAATTCTTTTATTAGCAGGCATAACAATTTGTACACCAATTCGTTTTCCTGTGGTTTTATTTGGTCTTGCGTCTTTACTAATTTCACCATCTATAGAACCAACATTATCATCTATTTCAGATACAAGGTCAACAGCAAACTGCTCATCGTTTCCACCCTTATATGCTAAAGCTTCAGACAAAAAATCTGAAACTTTAGTAATAGGTTTTACTTTATTTTCCTGAGTAGGTTTTTTAACTTGCTTTACAAATTTTCGTAAGCTCATCAACTTCTCCATTGGCACAAATATTTAATAGTATTTATATAACACAGAAGTTGATGAATGTCAACTTATATTTTAAAATCTTTTATGGCTGAGAACTTATCTGTATTACTACCAAAGTTAGATTTGTCAAAAACAGGATTATCTTGTCCACTGTCAACCAAATCATCTTGTTGTGTATTATCCACATCAAACAATCTCATTTTAGCACGATCAATACCTAAAACAAACCTTTTATTGATAGTTGGATCATTGTATCTATTCTTGAGTTGCTTTACAACAATCTGGTTTA